AAATAAACAATAAGAATAAGAAACTATGGCACTAACAAGAATTACAGTAGACGGCTTAGGATCAAATGCAGTCACATCGATAGCTATTGCTAACGGTGCCATTGTTTCTGTAGACTTAGCTACTGGCGCTGTTACAGGCGATAAACTAGGTCTTACAGCAGTCAACGCTAATAACATCGTTGATGGAGCAATTACTAATGCAAAACTTGCCACACCCGGCGCAACAACAGGAAAGTCTATTGCTATGTCAATAGTATTTGGAGGATAAAACTAAATGGCCGCACCTAATATTGTCAACGTAGCGTTGATTAATGCAAATTCAAACAACATGACCTTGTCTACTACCAGTGAGATTGGTTTGCTAAGCAATCCAGCTTCAAGTGGTAAAGTATACAAAGTCAATACCATTTTGGTAGCAAACAGAGAGACTAATGCTAACGCTGTTTCAGTAACGCTAAATCTATATTCTGCTGCTGCGGTGACTGGTACAGGTTTATACTTTGCCAATCAGATTTCCGTTCCAGGAAATTCGACTCTTGTGTTGAGTGATAAATCAACTTCATTTTACTTAGAAGAAAATAAATCTATCGGTGTTAAATCCGGAACAGCTAATGGCTTAACCGTTATGTGTTCTTGGGAAGAAATCTCCTAAGGGATTCTTAATGTCTACTCGAAATATTGGTGGAATTATTTCTGCTGGAGCTAGTGATGGAATTCGAACTGCGCCTACTTCAGTAGAATACCTAGTCGTTGCTGGCGGAGGTGGAGGTGGTTCTGGAGGTATAACGGCAGCTGGAAATGGCGGCGGTGGCGGAGGTGCTGGCGGTCTTTTAACAGCAACTAATTTTGTTGTGACTCCAGGTTCAAGTATCACTATTACTGTTGGTGCTGGTGGGACTGCGGCAACATCTACTACTACTGGAGGAAATGGTACTAATTCAATCTTTAGTACAATAACTGCTATTGGTGGTGGTGGCGGTGCCTCATGTGCTTCTAATTTACAAAATGGAAATTCAGGTGGATCTGGCGGCGGAAGTTCTTCATATTCTAGTAACGGTATTGCCGGCTCTGCTACAACTGGCCAAGGAAATTCTGGAGGTACTGGTAATACTGTAAGTGGTGGAGGCGGAGGTGGTGGTGGTGCTGGGTCTGCTGGGCTTTCTGTGCCGCTAGCCGACAATCCAGGAAGTGGCGGTGTCGGTTTAGTTTCTTCAATTTCAGGCGCACAAGTTCAGTATGCTGGAGGAGGCGGCGGTGGTTACACCCGTGGCTTAGGCGGTGGCGGCGGTGGTGGTAATGGCGGCAGAGAAAGCACACTTTTACCCCAAACAGGAGCTGTGAATACCGGTGGCGGTGGTGGTGGATGGAATTTAGTAAATACTTTTGGAACCGAGGGTGGTTCAGGCATAGTCATCATCCGCTACCCATCATATCAAGCTGCGGCTAGAGCAACAACAGGCGGTCCTCAAACTTATGTGGCTGGACCATGGCGTGTGTATGTCTTTACTGCTTCTGGAACAATTACATTTTAAGGTAAAAAATGGCTAGTGGAGTATTTAATTTAAAACAACAACTTTTTGCTCTTGCACAGAGAGCATGGAGTGGCCAACAAAAAACCAACTATGTTGAATACTTAGTTGTCGCTGGTGGTGGCGCTGGTTCATCACGAGTTGGTTCTGGTGGTGGTGCAGGCGGTTTGCTTCAAGGTCTTACTCCTGTAGCAACAGGAACATCCCTTACTGTTACTGTAGGCGCAGGTGGCGCAAGTGGCAGTTGGGTTGGTCAAGCAAATAGCGGTACTAATTCTGTTTTTGGCTCTATTACAGCCATAGGTGGTGGTGCAGGTGGCGCTGGAGGTAATGGTGGTGGTACTGCCCAATCTGGTGGTTCTGGAGGCGGCGGTAGTAGTGGTGCTACAGGGGTTTTAGCTGGCGCACAAGGTATTTCTGGACAAGGTAACGCAGGCGGTCTTGGACAATCTACAACTGCTACTCAAGGCGGCGGTGGCGGCGCTGGAACTGTTGGATTAAGTTATCTTGCTGGCGGTAATGGCGGTGCTGGTATTGCTTCTGCTATATCTGGAACTGTTACTGTTTATGCTGGCGGTGGCGGTTCTGGTTCTGCTGGTGGTACAGCGGGTGTAGGCGGTGTTGGTGGTGGTGCATCTGGAACAAATAATGACACACAACCTACTAATGCTACTGTAAACACAGGAGGTGGTGGCGGTGGTTGTGGCTATGCTTCGGGCTTTGGTAATACAGGTGCTGGCGGTTCTGGAATTGTCATCATTCGCTACCCAAGCACATTTGCTGATGCTGTAAATAGCACTGGTACAAAGACAACTGCAAATGGATGCACCATTTATACCTTTACATCCAGTGGTTCAATTACATTCTAAGGCAATGACATGAGTTTAAATAGATTTGGTGGGCTTATAACTGGTACATTTAATCCACTAACGGATCAAAAAACTGCGACTGTTGAATATTTGGTGGTCGCAGGTGGAGGTTCTGGTGGATCAGACGCAGGCGGAGGTGGTGGTGCTGGTGGATTACTACAATCTCCTTCATTTCCTATTGTTATAGGGTCTGTTATTACTGTAACGGTAGGTGCTGGTGGAGCCACCAGCTCAGCGTATGGCGAAGGCACTGCTGGTGCAAACGGTACCAACTCTGTTTTTAGTTCTATTACAGCTATAGGTGGTGGTGGCGGTGGGTCAAGAGGAGGAGCACAAACTATAGGATTTAGTGGAGGATCTGGTGGAGGTAGTGCCGGCGACCAAAGCGGGAGTTCAAGTGGCACAAGCGGCCAAGGTTTTGGAGGTGGAAATGGTGCTTCTGGTAATGGCGGCGGTGGTGGCGGTGGTGCTGGTTCTGTTGGAAAGAATACAGGTGCTATTGCTGGAAATGGCGGTACAGGTATTTGTTCAACTATCACAGGTTCTAGAGTATTTTATGCTGGCGGCGGCGGCACCATGCAAAGCTTTGGCGGTGGTGGCGGTGGCGGGAATGGAGGTCCAGTAGATGGTTTTGCACAGCCTGGTTTAGCCAATACGGGTGGTGGTGGAGGTGGTAATTATCGTACTGGTCGTAGCGGACTTGGTGGTTCTGGCATTGTAATCATTCGTTACCCACAAAATTGTGCTGCACCTGTAGCAACAACTGGTAATCCACAAATACTATATAATAATGGATATCAAATTTACATCTGGACCTCATCAGGTTCAGTAACATTTTAATTAAGGAGACTTGAATGGCACATTTTGCTAAAGTAGAAAACGGAATCGTAACACAAGTAATTGTTATCGACCAAGAAACATTGAACACAGGTCACTGGGGTGATCCTGCTTTATGGAAACAAACCTCATATAATACTTTTGGTGGAGTTCACTCTCAAGGTGGTACACCATTGCGTAAGAATTATGCAGGCATTGGTTACAGCTATGATGCTGGCCGTGATGCATTTATTCCACCAAAACCTTATGCTTCATGGGTTTTGAATGAGACAACTTGTCAATGGGGTGCTCCAACACCTATGCCTGTTGTAGAAGGAAAAATGTACACATGGAACGAAGAAACAACTTCATGGGTTGAAGTAGTTACAGCTGAGGCATAAACAATGCCTCAGTTCACAGGTATCTGGTCACTCACAGAGGTTCAATCAGCGGTTAGAAATCAAAACTGGCCTGGCATTGTACCACCCAGTATTGAGTATCTAATTGTTGCTGGTGGAGGTGGAGGTGCAGGAAACGGTGCATCTGCTGGTTCTTCTGCTGGCGGTGGTGCGGGTGGACTACTTGCTGGTTTTGCAGTAATCACATCTGGTACTTCTTATTTTGTTACTGTAGGTGCTGGTGGTACTGCTGGAGCTGCGGTAGATGCTTCCAATGCAGGCGCTGGTGGAAATTCCGTTTTTGACTCTACAACTTCTGCCGCAGCTACAGGTCGAATTGTCGCAACTGGCGGTGGAAGTGGCGGAAATTATAATACTATAGGTAATAGCGGAGGTTCTGGCGGCGGCGGTAACTTTCTTAATAATCGTACTGGCGGCGCTGGAATTTCTGGTCAAGGTAATGCTGGCGGCAAAGGTTTTACAACCGCTGATTATACAGGTGGTGGTGGTGGAGGCGCTGGTAATGTTGGTGCGAATGGCGAAACTGGGACCGGAGGAAGTGGCGGTACTGGTATTGCTTCTGTTATTTCTGGAACAGTAACTACATACGCTGGTGGCGGCGGAGGTGGTTCTCAAAGTGATAAGGTAGGTCAAGGTGGTGTTGGTGGTGGTGGTACTGGCGGCAACAGTACTAATTCCATATCGCCAACTGCTGGAACTGCTAACACAGGTGGTGGCGGTGGCGGTGGAGGTGGTGGTTCAGCACAAGCAGGCACGACAGGCGGTTCCGGTATCGTAATCATCCGTTATCCTGATATCTACAAAGATGCTGTATCAACAACAGGCACAAAAACAACATATACTGGTTACAAAGTATATACATTCACATCATCTGGTTCAATCATGTTTTAATCCTAACTCCCAGTTAGACTAAATAGGTAATCAAATTGGGAGTTAAATCTTGGCCGCATATTCAGAACTTAGTGTTGAACAATACGCAACATTTTCCACTACAGTAAACGTAACTGATACAACTGGTGCTGCTGTAAATCTATATGGTTACACAGCATCATCTCAAGTACGCAAATCTTACTATTCATCGACAGCAACTAATTTCACTGCTACTGTAACAGGTAATGCAAATGGTGAGATTACTTTGTCTATGACATCCGCTAATACTGCAAATCTTTCTCCAGGCCGATATCTTTATGATTTAGTTATAACGATTTCAAATACCACAACAAGGGTAATTGAAGGCATCGTAAATGTATTACCTGGAGTTACACATTCATAATGGCAATAAATGCTAAAATAAATGTTACAAGTGGTATTGGTAAAACAACAATCAATCAGTCATCAAAGACTAAAATTGTTGCATCAAATTTCAATCCACAACCAAACGTAAGCCTTACGCAAATTGCTGGTGTTTCTGCTGGTGGTGCGATTAATGGACAAACACTTGTCTTTAATTCAGCGACTGGTCAATTCGAAGCGAATACTGTGACGGCTTCTGTAGTAGCTGTAAATGGCGGATCGTTTTAATGGCAAACACATTAATTCAGATAAAGTCGTCTACAGTAACGGCTACACCAACAACTCTCAATATTGCTGAACCAGCTTACTCGTATGTAAGTAATACTATCTTTATTGGTACACCAGATGGTACTGGTGTTATACCAATTGGCGGCAAGTTTTATCTCGACCAACAACAATTAATTTTCAATACTGCTAATGCAGCTTTTACTTCCGCTAACAATGCTGCCGGTAGTTCAACGGATCAGACAGCAAGAAATACCGCTAATGCTGCTTTTACCGCAGCAAATAATGCTTCTGATTTATGGGTTCGCAATCAGGCCAACTCTGCATTTATTCAAGCAAACGCATCATATGCTTTTGCAAACACACTTGAAACTGTTAATACTACACAGAACAACAGTATCACAGCTGCATTCTTACAAGCAAATGCAGCCTTCTTAGCTGCTAACAATGCAACTGATACCTTTGTAAGAAATCATGCCAATGCGGCCTTCTTAGCTGCAAACACAGCAGATTCAAAAGCAACATCTGCTGGTGATTATGCAAACGGTGCCTTTACGGCTGCTAACACAAAGTTTGCATCATCTGGTGGTTCAATTTCTGGTGATGTTAATATCACTGGTAACCTTATTGTTACTGGAAATGTAACTTATACTAACACAATCAATCAGTTAATTGGTGATAACATTATCACTCTTAATGCTGATTTGCCACAGAATGCAACACCAACTGAGAATGCTGGTATTGAGATTGAACGTGGTGTTCTACCCAATGCACAGTTTATTTGGGTTGAATCTGCTGGTAAATGGTCTGCAAATAATGGTAACACATCATTCTATATTGGTGCAGAATCGGCAGGTGACTATGCCAATGCAGCTTTTGCTCAAGCGAATGCGGCCTTCAATGCAGCCAATAATTCTGCAACAACTGGCAATACAATTAACCTTGGTGCAAACACAGTTGGTCAATTAGTAAGTAATGCGGTCACATTAACCACAACAACAAAAGTTACAGATGGTCTTGCATTACTAAACAATGTACTTGGTAAATTAGTACCTGCATCACCAACTCCATTCCCTGGCGATACAGCATTAACGATAAACACTCTGTCAACATTTCGTATGGCAGATTTTGTTCAGACAGATAGAACAACAACTGGTGGTAAATCAGTTGCAGGTGGTTCAACTGTTACTTCTGTTCGTAGAGCTTCATCATATACAACCAATACATATAACAATCTTGGACCTGGTGATGCTGGAACACTAACACTATACAAAAACAATGTAGCCACAGGTGCAGTAACATTTACTTCTTCAAGTGCAAACGGAACAACTGGTGATTTAATTATCACAGACAGTAAAGACTATGCACAAATCACTGGCGCAGCTTCAGGATTTTGGAGAAGTTTTGATGCACAAGGTTCTGGTACAACATCAAACGGATGGAATGAAATTTACATTAGTCACTCTGGTGCATCTAATACTTCAACACCATCTTGGTACTATGATGATTCTGCACCAGGTACTCCAACATTTGCTTCTGCAAGTATAACACCATTATCACCATCTCTTACATATTCTAGTACGATTCCACACTACAATAGTTCAACAACATTTAGAATGGGTGTTAATGTAAGTAAGTTGAGTGGTGACATGTTCCCAACTAGTAATACATTCTTTACTGGTACAGCTGGTGGTGCATTTGCAGCACCATCAAGTAACACATATCCAACAGTTGGTATAACATACCCATTGGCAAGAAACTTATATGTGTCTAGTGGTTCTGTAACAGTTAATACTACTGCATCTATTACAACTGGTTTTGGTTCGTCTGCAACAGGACCAAGTGTTACAGTAGATAACAGTTATGCGACCGGCTCACAGGCATTTACAGCTGCATTGGCAAACACGGTACTATATAAGACTGGTACTTCCAGTTTGATGGAAGAAGCAGCTGTAACTTTTGGTTCAACTGTTGGTACTGGTTCTGGAACAGCAGGCAGAATTTTAAATCCTGGCTCTACAGATAATCCTGCATATGCAAACAATGCTACTTTGTTTAATAGTCAAACAGGCACATTAGAAGTATATGATGCGACCATTGTTGCAGCTATATTAAAACATGACCAAACAAACTATTCAACTGGATATTTACCAGCTGGTCCTAATTTAAGTTCAGGTCGTACAGGCGGACAATACTTCACATTTAAATTTGTTAGAACATCATTATCTAAATTCAATATTAAGTTTACAGGTACGATTGCGGGCCTTTGGGTTGCATTGCCTGGAACAGTTATTGATTCTACATCATCATTAAATGGATGGTTAGACATGTCAATTGCATATGGTGGTTCTGGTATTCCAGGTGCTAATGCACCAGGTAATGGTTCAAATGGTTGTGCATTGGGTGGTGTTGTAACACTTAATTCAGGCGTATCTGCACACAGTAAAACATGTACATTTGGAACAATATCAAGTTCAAACAGTACGTTGAGTGAAATTTATGTGAGAATTAAACTTACAAGCGGCCAAACGGTAACCGCTTTATCATTAGAAACTGCGAGTAATTAAATGGCCGTATCAGACGCACAGAAAACGGACTTGTTGTATAAAAAACTTTTTGGCGTGGCCAAGACGGATACTAGCACGAATAAAGGTGCGAGTAATGAATCTATTGCAAGTCCAACAATAAATCGTGGCGATAAAATTTGGACTCAAGCAAATTCAATACCAACTACGGCAGCTGCGATAACTGGAATTGTACAGGCATATCAAACAACTGCCAGAATTCAAGCTACAGCAGATACTACAACAACTGCAATCAGCAGTGTTTATCCCACATGGAAAACCAATGCTACAGATTGGATTCCACCCGAATTTGGGTCAACATATTTTGTGAAAGTGTATTCAGATACTTCTGGTGCATCAGATCCAACCGTAACAGGTACTCAAATGTTTGATGCTGGTGTTGGTGGTGTTGGTGAGTGGTTCTTTGACTATCAATCTGGAGTTTTAAACTTCATTGGTGGTACGATACCAGCTGCACTAACAGTTTCTAAAGTTGTTATGATTACAGGGTATAGGTATGTTGGTGAGATAGGATTAGCAACGATAGTCGGTGGTACTTTTTAAACTACCAATTTACATAAATAGACGATAATAACAATAAGGACCGAGAATGGCCAATACAGTAATTCAACTAAAATTTTCTACAGCAACCGCAACACCAAGCTTGTTGAATGTTGCTGAACCAGCGTATTCTTATACAAGTAATACATTATTCATTGGTACTCCGGCAGGTACAGGATCTATTGCAATTGGTGGTAAGTTCTTTCTTGACCAACAAGCAAACATATTCAACTTAGTTAATTCTGCGTTTACCGCTGCGAATACTGCTGGAGCTAGTGGTGCTGCGTATGCCTTTAATCATGCTAACGCAGCTTTTGACTCTGCAAACTCAGCTGCAACATTACAGTCTGGTATTAATGCAACACAGAATACCAACATTACCAATGCACAAAATACTGGTGATGCCGCTTTCCTTGCTGCCAATTCAGCGGCCGCCCTTTCAGCTGCAACTGATGTAACACAAAACAATAGTATTACAGCTGCTTTCTTAGCAGGTAACACAGCTGCAACATTGCAGGCTGCAATCAATACTACACAAAATACGAATATTACCAATGCACAGAATACTGGTGATGCTGCATTTACAACCGCTAACAATGCGCTACCAAAAGTTGGTGGTACAATCACTGGTGATTTAGTTGTTACTGGTAATTTGACAACAAGTGGCACTAGAACATATGCGAATACAACCAATGTTCAACTTGGTGATAATATTATCACTCTCAATGCTGAGATACCATCTGGATTAGCACCAACAGAAAACGCTGGTTTTGAAGTCAATCGTGGATCTTCTGCTAATGTTTCATTGGTATGGAATGAAGCAAATGATAATTGGACAGCAACGAATGATGGTAGTTATTTCTATGTTCTTGCTGATGCAGCTGTTGATGCTACTCAAAATGCCAGTATCACATCGGTAACAAATACTGCGGCCGCTGCTTTCTTATCAGGTAATACAGCTGCAACATTACAGGCTGCGATTAATACAACGCAAAACACAAATATTACCAATGCACAGAATACAGCTGATGCTGCTTTCTTAGCAGGCAATACGGCTGCATCATTACAAGCTACAATCAATACAACGCAAAATAACTCCATTGCAGCTGCATTTACAACCGCTAATAATGCTGCTGTTGCAACTGAAGTAGCAGCAATTAATACAACGCAAAATAACTCCATTGCGGCCGCTTTTAGTCAGGCAAATACTGATGTAACAAACATTTCAATCAGTTCTGCCGATTACGGCTCTGCTACTGGTGTTGCATCGTTTAGAGTTGCCGCAAACGGTCGTATTGTTTCTGCAAACACGACAACAATTGCGCTTGATGCAGCTGCTATCACATCGGGCACATTATCAGTTGCTAGAGGCGGTACTGGTGCTGCTACATTCACTAACAATGGTGTTGTATTAGGTCAAGGCACAAGTGCTTTGACAACAGCTTCATCTTCAACTGAAGGCCATGTATTGACTATAAATAATTCGGGTGTTCCTACTTTCTCACATTTGTCTGGTGGAACATTCTAAAAATTTATGAAAAGGAATCGTTATGAGTGTGGAGTTTTCAAATACATATCAGGAGATTCTGCTTGATAATCTAGTATCAATTATTAAGCAGAACTTTATTTTCCAAACTCAGTTAAAATTAGCTGAAGGTGGTAATAAAGATAAAGCAGAATTACAAGAAAAATATGATACATTATTTTCACAATACGAATCTCTAAAATCTCAAACGCCTGAATTAGAGGCTTTGAGACTAAGAGTTGATACAAATGCTGGCGCTCATGAAGAAAAGTCTAGAATACAATCGGCTTTGAATGATGAGATGAAAAGAAGTGCTGAATTAAAGCGAACATTAGAAGAAAGAGATGGAGAGATTTCTAATTTGAAAGAACAAATTTTAAAATTAGAATCTGATATTTCTAGTTTAAAAGAACAAACTTTAAAATTAGAAGCATCAGTTCCATTTTCTAAAACTAAAAAAGTTAGTCCTGTAATTGTGCCTGATCTAGTAGAACCTACACCATTGATCCTTTCTAAAACTAAGGTAAGTGATGGTAGTACGTTCTAATGTCTAACACAGTAATCCAGCTTAAGTTTTCAGCCGCAACTGGCAATACACCTACGGCATTAGCTAATGGTGAACTTGCCATTAATACCTATGATGGAAAATTATTCTATCGTGGCGGTGCGTCTAATACTATACAGTCTATCACACGATTTACTGGACCAGCTGGATTAGATACTGAGTTACAGTTCAATGACGCCGGTTCATTGGGTGGCTCAGAAAAACTCACATTCAATAAGACAACTGGTTTACTCACAGTTAATGGTACTGTTCGTGCCAATATTTTTAGTGATGATGGTGTTGATCTTTACGATTTTGCCAATACGGCTTTCAACACAGCTAATGCCGCTTTCTTAGCCGCTAACGCTTCTACTGCGACAGATACAACCCAAAACAATAGCATAACAGCTGCATTTGCAAGAGCAAATAATTCACTAAACGTCCAGGCTGGTGGTGCAGTTACAGGTAACTTAACGATTACTGGTAACTTAACTGTTCTCTCAAACGCAACAATAACAAATCTTAGTGTTACAAATACATTAAACATAAGCACTGTTGCCTTAACTGCTAATAGTATAACAACTGGTTCTGGCACTGGTGGTGTAATATCTGGTGCAAATGTAGTATACTCAAATGTCTTTGTTGCAAATAGTGGCGGGTACATTCAGTTTAGTGATGGTTCAAAACAATATACTGCCAATGCAGGCGGTGGTGGTACAACAGATACGTTTGCAAGAAATCAAGCTAACGCAGCCTTTGCCTTTGCGAATACTATTTCTGCTGGATCAGTTGATACGTTTGCGAGAAATCAGGCTAACGCAGCTTTCTCTGCGGCCAATACTGCACAATCAACTGCTACATCTGCTCAGGGAACAGCAAGTTCTGCCGCAAGTACCGCATCGGGCGCTCAATCTACGGCAACTACTGCATTGGGAGCTGCCTCAACAGCACAAGATACTGCCACTTCGGCCTTCATTCAAGCAAATGCAGCTTTTAATAAAGCAAACACAGGTGGCACTTCTTCTTTTGCTGATTATTTTCCAACAGGTGATTGGGGCACTCTTACAGATGACACAACATCTGCATTTGGTGAAGATTTAACAGTTTTGTATGATTGTCGTGTAGACCCAATTACACCTAAAAATTACCTGTTGACAAAAGATTTGGGCTACCTAGCATAAGTATAAATAAGAGATAATTCAAGGATTTTAAATGGCCACACAAATACAATGGAGAAGAGGTACTACTGCTCAAACAGCATCGTTTACTGGTGCTGTTAGTGAAGCAACAGTAGATACCACTAAAAACACATTAGTCATACATGATGGTACTACGCCTGGTGGATTCCCTTTGGCCAGAGAAAGCGCTTTATCTGCAAATGCAATATACTTACAAGCTTCATACAATCAAGCCAATGCATCTTTTATAGCCGCAAATAGTGCCGGTGTATACGCAAACGGCGCTTTTGTTTCTTCTAATACAATTCAAACTTATGTTACTAGTGCTAATGCAAACATAAGTCTGTTGTTCTCATATGTTAATACTGCCAACGCAAACATTACGGCTGCATTTGCTGCAGCTAATGCGGCTACTGCAACCGATACTACACAAAACAATTCTATTACAGCATCATTCACTCAAGCGAATACTGGTGTTAATAATGCTTTATCAGCAAGTAACTATGCAAATGGTGCATTTACATCTTCTAATACAATACAAACTTATGTTACTAGTGCAAACGCCAATATTAGTTTATTATTCTCGTATGTAAATACTGCCAACGCAAACATTACAGCTGCAGTTGCTAATATTACGGCTGCATTTGCAGTTGCTAATGCAGCTACAGCAACCGATTTAACACAAAACAATTCTATTACAGCATCATTCACTCAAGCGAATACTGGTGTTAACAATGCCTTATCAGCAAGTAACTATGCAAACGGCGCTTTTGTAGTTGCTAACTCTGCAACTAATACTGCTACAGCTGCATACACTAGAGCTAATAATAGTATTAGTGCAAATACTGGCGGTACAATTACAGGTGATTTAGTTGTTACTGGTAATTTAACTATTAGTGGTCAAACAACATATGCAAATACTCAACAACTTTTAGTTGGTGATAATTTAATTACGCTTAACGCTGAGTTACCAACATCAGTAACACCAATTGAAAATGCTGGATTTGAAATTAATCGTGGTAATACTTTCGCAAATGCTTCCTTCTTATGGATAGAAAGTGCTGGTAAATGGCAAGCGAATACTGGTTCTGCAACTGGTGCATACTTTATTGGAAATGAAGCAAGCGTAACTTCTGCTGGAATTTACGCTAATGGTGCTTTTGCAGTTGCTAATAATGCAGCTGGGGTTGATTTAACCCAAAATAATTCTATTACAGCTGCATTTACACAGGCAAATACCGGTGTTAACAATGCTTTATCAGCAAGTAACTATGCTAATGGCGCCTTTGCAGCTGCAAACACCGATGTTACGAATGTATCTGTAGTTGCAGGAACTTATGGAAACACAACTCACTATGGTGTTGTTACTGTTGCGGCTAATGGTCGTGTAACATCAGTATCAACATTTGCAGTTAGTGATCCATCATCCTTAGCCTTCTCAATTGCTTTAGGATAAAATATGGCAAAACCAACCACAAGAAAATTATTTAAAGATTATTGCCTACGTAGGTTAGGTTGGCCTGTCATCGATATCAACGTAGATGATGACCAAGTAGAAGACCGTATTGATGATGCTTTATCATTCTTCTATGATTATCACTATGACGGTACTGAAAAAATATACATGAAACATAAAATAACGGCTGCTGATATTAATCGCCGTTGGATTTATTGTCCAGATGCAGTCATTTCTGTGACTAAAGTTTTTCCGTTTGATGATTCCAATTCATCAATCAACATGTTTGACTTGCGTTATCAATTGCGTTTGCACGACTTATACGATTTTACATCGGTGAGTTATGTGTCATATGAAATCACTATGCAACATATTGCAACATTGAATATGTTGTTCTCTGGTCAACCACAATTTAGATTCAATCGTATGCAAAACAAGTTGTTTTTGGATATTGATTGGAGTAGTGATAGAGATGTTGGTGAATATGTTATTATGGAGTGTTATCGTGCAATGCAGCCGGATACAATCACATTGACTGGTACATTTGCTGCTAACACAACTTCAAACACAGTTACGGGCACTAGTTCAATTCTAGACCAAGAAGTTTTAGAAAATGATATGATTACAATTAATGGTGAAGAAAAACAAATACGATACATCAATTCACCAACTGAATTTATATTGGTAAGTCCAGTGGCAACTAATGTTGCAGCTGCAACTATAACAAAAACAGGTGCATCTGATGTTTGGAACGATAGGTTCTTAAAGAAATATGCAACCGCAAAAATCAAATATCAATGGGGTTCTAATCTAAGTAAGTTTGCTGGCATTCAAATGCCTGGCGGAGTCACACTTGATGGTCCACGAATCATGCAAGAAGCACAAGCCGAAATTGACAAGATTGAAGAAGAAATGTATACAATGGGTAGTTTACCAAGTGAGATTTTTGTAGGATAAAAATGGCAACAAATGTCTATTTTAATCCGTTTCCCAAGAACATAACTTCCGAGCAGCTGCTCGTTGAAGATTTACTTATTGAGGCAATGCAAATCTATGGCATGGAAGTATTCTATTTGCCTAGAAGTAGCCGTGATCAAGTAGATTTTCTATATGGTGAGGATACACTAAAACAATACACTTCAGCATACACGATTGAAATGTATCTTGAAGATGTTACTGGAATGGAAGGTGAGGGTGACTTCATCTCTAAATTTGGATTAGAGATTAAAGATGAAGTTACATTATTAATATCTCGTAGAAGATTTGCTGCAACAATACCACAAACAAGACCTAATGAAGGTGATTTAATTTATGTACCTTTAGTACAAAACTTTTTTGAAATTACTTTTGTAGAGCACGAAAACAATCAAGCAATGTATTATACATTAGGTCGTGGCCGTGGTGCCAACGTCTATGTGTATGCATTGAAACTTAAACAGTTTGTATTCTCTAATGAGATTATTCAAACTGGTATTGCAGAAGTTGATGAACAAATTAGAGATGCGTATCCAAGAACTCGTATTTCATTGTTATCTGGTTCAGGTACCTTTATTGAAGATGAGATAGTTTATCAGGGTTCTAATCTTGCATATGCAACGGCACAGGCTATTGTATATGATACGACTGGAAACTCTTCCATAGATATCATTAGAGTAATTGGAAACTTTGTATCTGGTAATGTACGTGGTAATACAAGTTCTGCAAACTGGATTATCAATACTGTTTCTGATACTGCAACAATGAATACCGCATTTGAAGATGTTGTTGATAACTCCAGAATCGAATCTGAAGCTGATGGTATATTAGATTTTACAGAAAACAATCCATTTGGTGAAGCGTGATTTGGCATGAAAGAAGAAACCATCATAAAGGTTGGAGTTTATAATGTTAGGTAATGCACATTTTTATAATAGAACAATACGAAAAGTTGTCGTAGCTTTTGGTACGATGTTTAACGACATTCAACTACAAAGATATAACAAAGATCGAACTCAGGCCTATGAAATATTCAAAGTACCTCTTTCATATGGTTCAAAAGAAAAGTATCTAACTAGAATCACATCTGATCCTAATTTAACAAAATCAATTTCAACAACTGTTCCTAGAATGTCATTTGAATTAACAGGAATGAGTTATGATGCAAGTAGAAAACTGCCAACAACAATAAGAAACTTTTCAGCTAACAATTCTACAACATCTTTACAAACACAATATTTGCCGGTGCCATATGACTTTGAATTTTCAATGTCAATCTATGTGAGAAACACAGAAGACGGAACACAAATATTAGAACAAATTTTACCATTCTTTACACCAGACTTTAACGTAACAGTTAACTTTATTCCTGGTATGGATCAAAAATATGATATGCCAGTCAAACTCAATTCTGTAAATACAACTACAGATTATGAAGGCGACTTTATGTCTACACGATTAATCATGTGGGACTTAACATTTACAGCAAAAGGTTACATTTGGCCACCAGTTCAGAATGGCAAAATTATTCGTCAAACTACATTAAATCTTTATATCGATGTTACTGATGTAGATGGTCAAAAAGTGATTTTACATACTGCAAATGGTTTTGGTGTATTTACAACTGGTGAAACTATTAGAGTTAACAAAAGAGACCTTACTGGTGAAGTTGTTTATTTCAGTAACACTTCAACTGGTGTTTTTGTTGCCAATAAACTAAATAAACTTTTACAAGTTGGAGATGCGGTAACTGGTGATTATTCTAATGCAACATATGTTATTAAATCGACTGATATTGTACCAGTAAAAGATATGAAAGTTGTTACGGTACCAAAACCAATAACAGCTGAGATTGACGATGAATTTGGTTTCTCAGATACCATAACTAATTTCCCTAATGCATAATGAATAAATTGAATCAAACATTGTCAGAAGTTTTAGATGTTGAACCAATCACATCTAAACCAATGACTCAACTAATTGCCGTTAACAATGTTGATGATGACGCTGAGTTTGCTCGTCAAAACATTAGAGAGTTGATTCAAAAGGGTAATGATGCAGTTGAGGGTATTTTACATGTGGCAAAAGAATCTGAGCACCCAAGAGCATATGAAGTTGCAGCTAATCTAATCAAAAATCTTTCTGATTTAAATAAAGACTTGATGGAAATTCAGAAACGTAAAAAAGATTTAGCGCCACAAGAATATAAAAATTCTGGTAACATTAATGTAGATAAAGCCGTATTTGTTGGTTCTACTACAGAGTTAGTCAAGTTTTTAAAGAACAATAAATAGGATTAGTATGGAAGAATTGATTGAACAATTAAAAGTTATTTTAGGTACAAACTTTGCTTTGTACTTAAAGTCGCACAACTATCATTGGAATATTGAGGGTAATAATTTTCCTCAGTATCATGACTTTTTGAATACTTTTTACAATGAAGTATTTCTACAGAACGATCCAATTGCAGAACATATAAGATATTTGGATGCATATGCACCTGGATCATTTACTAGATTTTTAGAGTTATCTGTTGTGGATGAAGCAACAACTGTGCCTGATGCATTGACAATGATGATTACTTTGAAAAATGATAATGAAAGATATATCGTTCAACTTCGTGCTGGTATTATTGTTGCTGAGGATGCAGGTGAACCAGCTGTATCAAATTTCTTACAAGAATTGTTAGGTGCTCATCAGAAGAAAGCGTGGATGCTACGTAGCATTGTGAAGTAAATGTCTGATATTGGTTATCTTGGTAATTCGAATCTGAAAAAACCTGGTGTAGAAATATCCTACACCGAGGAACAAGTTGCTGAAATTATAAAATGTACTCAGGATCCTGTCTACTTCATTAAGACATATGTTAAGATTGTTAACGTAGACAGAGGTTTAATGCAATTTG